AGATTTAGAATGTCTTATCAATTTATTTTGTTGTCTTGTTGGGTCATACTCAAAACCATTCAGTTCGAATGCAAGTCTTGGTAAAGAAATTGCACTTCTATTATTATCTGAAAGATTTGGTTCTTCCTGTAGTCTTGCAAGGAATTTTTGTTTTGGGCCGTATGAAATTGGAACCTTTATTATACTTAACACAGTTCCGTCTTCTTTTGTTTTCTTTAATGTGATATTATTAAACAGTGTTCCGAAGATTGATACTGCTCTTTTAATTGTCTCATTATAAAAATGTGTCCCAAACATTATGTGACCTCACCAAATGGGTTTGTTTCTGAGAAGTCTAAGTAGTTATCTGCTTTGTCTTCAAAGTCTTTATTTTGTGCAGAACCATCATTGTTCATAGTCAATACGTCATTGATAGCTGCAATTGTATCTGATACACCCGAATCTACACCAACAAGTGTATCTCCAACTGTAAGTGTTGCAGTGTTATGAATAATTGTTGTTGCATTACCCAGTGAAGTCTGAACCTCACCAACAACAACTCCGTTCTTAGTTATATTTTCACCAATAGAATATGCATTTTGGTTGGTCATTGTTAATCCTATTGAATATGCTTGGTCTAATTCTATTAAGTCTGCATATGAACCAGTATCGAAATCTTCTCCACTGTATTCGAACAACTCACATTGTAATTTAAATACAAATAGTTTTCCGACTTGATAGAATGGATTCTCATGTTCTACGAATTTGATTTCAAACATTGAACCACTGAGAGGGAAATAAAGTAAATCTCCTTCGTTAGGTCTCATTGAAGTTGCAAGGTTTGAATCTAAGGATATAAATCTTTCCCAACTTCTAAGTGATATGATAAATGTTGCTTGGTCTCTTACTTGGACACCAAACTTAGACATGAGGTCTCCTTCTCCTTCAAAACCTTCTGTATTTTCTAAATACATTTCTACAGAATATGCATCACCGAATGTTGACTGCACGTCTTCACCAAGTATAGTGTCTTCCTCTACAATTTCTCTTGGTAGATAATATGTTTCGTGACCATATATTCGTAATGACTCAACAACTAAATCCTCATAGAGGTGTTGTTCAGTCGATACTGCATGGTTAAAAAATACGTTTGTAGGCATTTATTACCCCATTAAGTCCATGACTGGCATTTCAAAGTTCAGTCTAGACTCTTCTTCTAATTTTGTAATTTCTTCTTGTGCTTCTTGTTTCATTGCAGAACCATCGAGTGTCACCCCGCCTGGAAGTGCAATACCTTGGAACTTGGATAGGTTTTCACCCCATTGATACTTAACTAATGCAGTTGCATATTTTTTCAACCACATATCATTGTAGATATCAGTCATGTCTGTAGGGTCTAATTTTCTATAACATTCAATAATGATATACTCTCCAGCACTTAATTTACTTGCACTGTAGTCCATGTAGAGTCTGTTAGAGTGCATATTATATCTTATAGGTATCTGACCCACTAAGATATCATTTAAAAGTGATAAGTGTGATTGAACTTGTGAATAATATAAAACACTGGTTGAAGTTAAATCATACAAGTCATTAAGTCTTAATTGGTATTGAATATCAAACATACTTGAAGTCTGACCCGAATTGAAAGGGAATATCTGCAATACACTTAACACATGTTCGGGTAGTGTAATGTAGTTTTGACCTTCACCAAACGTCTGACCTGAAATTGCATGTGTTCCACTTGTCGCTGCATTGTGAGTTTCATTCGTTTTAAATGAATCAATCTCTTGTTGTGTAATTTGGTGTTTAAGGTATGTTTTTATAGAACCATCGTAATGATATTCACGGAAATATTGAAGTGCCTCGTCCATTCTGTCATCAAATTGGTCATCGTCCACATTGATTTCTAAAACTGGAGCTCCAAGTTTTCTCTTTATATACTCTTTAAAGGTTGCTTTTGAATTTGGTTCTGCCATAGTAGTTTCCTGTTATACTACTATTTATAACGAATTTAATCTTGGAAATAGGTTTTACTTTGAAGTCTGTCTATCTTTGTATCTATATTACTAATTGAATCCATAATTCTTTGAAAGTCAGCTTCAATTTGTTCTCTAGTAGCATAATCCCTAGCAATCTCTTCTCTTGTTTTATTGATTAGAATATCAATTCGTTTTTGTTCTGATAGAACATTTCTAACTAAGAAACCTATGGGTAGGATAACAACTGTCATTACGACATTCCATAAGATATAAGGTGATACGACTATTTCCATACCATTATTTATCTATTCTACTCGTCTGTAGTGGTTTGGTTTTGTATTAGTTTTCCATTTTCATCAGTATGAAAAGTAAGTTCATCAGGGTGGAACCCTTGCAACTGAGAATGTCTTGCATTGTCTGAAAGGAAATTCATATTCATATTGAATGATATACTATATCTATCTTTTTGAGTAAGATTGGGTTCAACCATATGCATTAATGCACTTGGAAATAGAAATAAATGACCAGTTCTTGGTGCAAGTTTCCAGTTCTGTGCATCTCTAGGAGAATATGGAAAGTCTGAAACTACTTTACAGTCTGTATCAATAGCCATAAAATTACCTTCATCACCATCTGCTTTTATATAAAACACACCACTATACCAACAACCATTATGTAAGTGTGGTGCATTCCATGCTGTATTATCATTAATGTTTGCCCATGCATTACCTATTGATAATTGAAGTTCTGTTGGACTGTGTCCTGTATAACTCAATAATTCAGTATCAAAAGTATTCTTAATTGTTCTTATTGCTTTAGAGAAGGTTGGATTTCTTTCTACACCATCATTAGACTGCCAACCAGTATACTGATTAGAGACTTGTCTACCCTTCGGGTCTTTCTTTCTCATACTATCCATAGTATTTGCTAACATATCCATATAATCTTGTGTTAATACACCTTCGTCTACAAGGTTTCTTTCAATACATGCATATGGAAATAGTAATCTAATCGCCATCTTTATCTCCTATAGGTAATTCTAGTTGTATTTCGGGTGAGTCTTCACTGACATGATAAGGACACTCGGGTGGTGGACTCTCTTCTTTAAAGTTTTTACCCTTACCTGTATGTAGTTTCCCACCTCTATATCCACCTAATGCAAATTCTTCACTTCTTGCTTCATTAGAAGTTGCTGGGTCTCTTGAAAACTCGTCCATAGTTTTTTGACGACCTTCATTTGCAGTTAGATAACTTCTATTCTTTGTCCAGTCTTCACTTCCGTTTACTACGTAAGTTGCATTCCATTCCTCTCTTTTAAATGGTATTACTTGAACTAAAGGAGTTCCTTTCTTTATAACAAACGAATGACTGACACGTGGATAAAATATAATTTGTGCATTGTCATAGTTTGCATTAAATTTATCCGTGTCAATAATTCCCTGCCATGTTGCAAAGTATTTATTTTGAAATAAAAATGGGTCTAGATACATAGTGGAATATCCAGGCGGTGTAGTTATGTTCCATGCATTTCTAAACTTAAATGCACTCCTTACGGGTGCTTCATCATCAGGAAGATATTGAAATGCATATCCCATCTGCCATGAGGGGTGATGAGGAGAAGGAGTTTCCCAACCATCTCCAAATTCTTGTGAACCAACATATTGACTGTCATCATTATCATCTATGTGACCATTTTTTACAATCATATCTCGATTTGCACACAAATACCAACCACTTTTTAACCAATCGTCCATGGCTGGACATGCACGTATAGTAGTTCCCATGATTCCACGAGTATATTCATTGAACTTCATATTTTTCCACCAATCGGGTGTGACAGATTTTGCTAATACAGGTTTAGTGTCTCTTAAAGTCTGTTCATTAAATGTGTTGAATTCTATTGTGGGCATTGTTTAAACCATTCCTTATCTTCTACAAGTCTAATTTCATCACCTCTGATTACTATTGACTTCCTATCTATATATCGTGCTTCATGTGTGGGTGCATCTGCACCATGTGGTATTCTTCCGTCAAATACAACAAGTCTATTTGGAACAAATTCTATTTCTGCAATTTGGTGGTTCTTAATATGGTCGTTCCTTCCATGTAAACCCTGTTGCATTTCGTCATATATTCTCAAAGGGCCTCCCCAATGTTTTGACCAAAACGTATTAGTGTAATACAGAAATGATAGATTCCATTCATCTTCATCTGAACAATCTGAGTGTGTTGTTCCATGTAATCCTTGTGTCTGAGAGTTTAAACCCATATATTGAAATCTTTCCCATGCAAAACCAAAATCAGTTTGTAGTTTTTTATCTAAAAATCTTGCTACTAGTTTGGGTGCAGAATTGTGATAATCTGCAATGTCACCTGCGAAATTAGGATATGTATATTTTGGACTTCTTTCAAGTGCAGAGAGTAGTGTTCCACCCCAAAATTGATGATGTGATAAACCTGTAGGACTTGTCCCTCTTACCTCATTCCTTTTCGCCCAAATGTTAGAATTACCAATTGATTTATCGACCCAATGATGTAGTTGGACTGGCAACCAATTATCAATTATGTGAATGTCTTTAAGGGGGAATCCTATATCTTTTAACTTAAAGGACTCATCATGATAAATGAGTTCCATACATTAACCTGTTCTAGAGTCGGGAAGAACTAGTGGTTCGGGAATTACAGATAAGTATTCTTCGTATTGTTTTAGAGTATCTTCTCTTGTGGACATTATCTCTTGAGCAATCTGACTAAAACATGAGTATGCAGTATCACAATATTCTAAAACTCTTCTTGCATCTGCACGTCTAGGGTGATTTGAACCTTCTCTTCCAGCGTATGTTGCATAATATAAATCAATCATACCATACAACTCTGAAGTTGCTTGAGTATATTGACTAATTGTATGTTCTAGTCTGTTAACATATTGTGTATTTAAGTTATATCCTAAAGGTGGTTCTGAATTTTCTATGTATAATTCAATACTACGTTTATCTTCATCAGTTAGTGTGGATTTTTCTTGACCTTCGAAATCTATAATTTCGTCATTCCATTTTAATATTTTAACTTCAATATCATCATAGACAAGAACCTCATAATCAAATCCTAGTTCGGGTTGGTCTACATTTTCATATTCCCATTCCAAACCATTTGGTTTTCTAATTATTAGTTTTCCGCTTTCTGTGTAAATTAATGCATTCATTTATTTGTTCCTCTCTCCATTATATAATAGAATTGTTATTTTTGCAAGATGTTTTTTGCTTTTATCCAATCATCTAGATTATTTATGTTGGAATAATCCATGTCTTTTACCCATGGGCCTCCCCTTGTATAGTGAATACCATGGTAATCCCATTTTTCATCAGGGTTATCATACCCTTCGGTAAATACATACTTTTCGGGTATCGGACTAATCTTATCAGTCCATTCGAATTGGTGTAGTTGTTTTCCTGTCCATGTATTGACAGCTTCGGGTGTTAACTTTTTACAGTCTTCATGACCATTATTAAAAATCATAAGACTTGACCATAGTTTCTTAGGATAATCTATATTGACCTCACCATTAAACTTAGTTGTATCATGTTCTATTTGTTTATACTGAATACATGCAACTGCATCATCTAAATTCAGATAATAGAATAAAGGTAGAATATTGTTTCTCCATATGAAATCATTATCAATAAAGATACTATATCCTTCATAGTTTTCTAAATGTGGTATTAGGAATCTACTGTAAGTAAATTCAGTAGACTGATTTGCATACTCCCTATTATAGTCGGGAAGTTTAGAAATGTCAAGGAATTTGATTTCGGGTTCCCAATGAAGTTCTTTTTGGTATTGACCCATACTTTTAGATAATGAATTTAGTATTGAATTTTTGTTGACCTCATGTAGGTCTCCGTGATTAGAATCATATCCTATGTAAATGTTAAGGGGTTTACCTTTTGATTGAAGTGTTGCCTTTTTACTATGTGCATAAACCTCTTTTCTAAAACCCAACTCCATTAAGTCATGGTTGTATTCTAAATTTCCATTACAGAAAGTTATTGATAGACTAGGGTGACTTACATGTTCTTTTTTATCTTCTAGTTTTTTTCTCCAAAACTCTAACACTTCGTCACAAGTCAAGGGTGGTGTATCAAAAATATCATGTATATCTGTTGCAAATATTTCAAAGTTGGGGTCTTCCAATTCTTCAAAAACTTTAGACCTAATAGAGCCTGGGTGTATTCTAAAACCAAATCTATTATCAACTTTATATGTAGTCCCTTGTATTGGGTGTCTTAAACCTTCTTCTTGAATACTCTGAATTAACCAATGTGCTTTTGCACTATGATAATACATAGAGTTTATTTGGATTTCAGACCACATATCTGATTTCTGTTCTTCTGTAAGTTCTACATAATCTCTTATATCTGCATATTCACCATCTGCAGTCTTACAATCCATTTGACCTACTTGTCTATCCTCTCTTTCTATTGCTGTATATACGTCAGGCAAAAACTTGTGATAGTGAACGGATTCTAGTCCAGCACCTTGGAAACCTAAAAAGGTTTTATTCTTTCGAAGTTCTAGTATATCACCCCATTTTATAATTTTTGTGGGTGGAATAATGTTCTCAAAAATATATTTGAATGATTTGTATGCATCTGATTCTTTATCTATATTGTAGATATCTTGGAAAACACCAATATTGTAATCTTCCTTTGCAATAAGGTCTCGGAAATCCATTTCCTTTAAGTTCCAATCTTCGGGTTTAATTTCGTTGATAACGTCTGAATAGTATTTCAAGTATTTCATAGTATATATTTAGGACATAAAAAAAGGGGTCTGCAGAACCCCTTTTTTGTTGTAATATGTTTCCAGTATTAGTAGATACCTGCTTTATCATCTAGACCGCCAGGGCCGAAGACTGGAACAAATGAACCACCACCACCACCAGCTTGGAAGAAGTAAACTCCAGGCTGTCTATGGTTATATGTGAACGGATTCCTTGCTGGAACTGGTTGTCTAGCATTAGCAATATAAGGCACACGATATGTAAACGGATTCCTTGCTGGAAGTGGTTGTCTAGCATTAGCAATATATGGAACCCTATATGTAAATGGGTTTCTTGCTGGAACTGGTTGTCTTATATTCGCAGGATACCTTGCACTGTATGTGAAAGGTGACTGTTTATTACTAGGACTCTGAGCATTCGCAGGATACCTAGCATCATATGTAAATGGAGACTGTCTATTCCTTTGGTTAGGTTGTTGAGCATTTACAGGACTTCTGTATGTAAATGGAGACCTATATTGGTATGTTGAAGGTTGTCTAGCATTACTAGGGTTCTGATAAGTGAACGGACTTCTATGTTGATAAGTAGAAGGTTGTCTAGCATTACTAGGGTTCTGATAAGTGAACGGACTTCTATGTTGATAAGTAGAAGGTTGTCTAGCATTCGCTTGATAAGATGTCTGAGCATTCGCAATATAAGGTGTCTGTGCATTCCTAATAGAAGGATTCTGTGCATTCGCAGTATAAGGTGTTTGTGCATTTGCAATATAAGGTGTTTGTGCATTTGCAATATAAGGATAAGGAATTTGAGTTAATTCTTGTCCTGATGCATTATTCCACCCCGAAGGTGTCTTAACATAAATTTGGTCAACTGCACTCCATGAAGAAGAACCAGTTTTGACCCATGCACCTTGAGTTGAATTCCAACCTGAAGGTGTTTTTACTTTTTGATTTCCTGTTGCCATATCTTATTCCTTAACTAATTGGGGTTGCAGGCCATTGTTGTGATACAACTCCGTCCCATCTAGCTTCGGGTGTTTGTCCCTGTCTTGCATATGTAGAAGGTTGTTGATTAGTATACGTTGACGGCTGTTGGTTAATATAAGTTGACGGACTTCTATGTTGATAAGTAGAAGGCTGTCTATTCTGATATGTAGAAGGCTGTTGATTAGTATACGTAAATGGAGTCTGTCTATTCCTAATGTTAGGTTCTTGACCATTAACTGGATTTCTATACGTAAATGGTGTTTGTGCATTCCTAATATTAGGTTCTTGACCATTAACTGGATTTCTATACGTAAATGGTGTTTGTGCATTCCTAATGTTAGGTTCTTGTGCAGAAACAGGATTTCTATACGTAAATGGAGACCTATGTGAATAAATTATAGGTTGTCTAGCATTAGCAATATATGGAACCCTATATGTGAATGGGTTTCTATAGATTAATGGTTGTCTTGCATTAGCAATATATGGAACCCTATATGTGAACGGACTCTGATACGTAAAAGGTTGCTGAGCATTTGCTGGATATCTTGCATTATACGTAAAAGGATTCTGATACGTAAATGGTTGTTGACCATTCGCTGGATACCTAGCCGAATACGTAAATGGACTCTGAAACGTAAAAGGTTGCTGAGCATTTGATATATAGGGATATTGTCTATAACCTGTTGCCATTTATTCTATCTCCACTGAATATTAATATTATATTTATGCAATTCTAAACCCCTGTATTAGGAGTATAGAACCCATAAATCACCAACTGCACCATCACTACCTGTAGGAGCTGAAGTTGATTGATAAACGTTTCTTGCAGTTCCACCACCATTTGTTGCATTAGTGATTGTTATCGCACCTGATGCAATAGTTCCTAATGATACGTTGTCTGATGCTTTATAGTATCCACTGTCGTTTGTTAGGACTGAGATATTGTGACCACTGATAGAAGAAACTGTTCCAGCACTACCTGAAGTATTTCCAGTGACATTACCAGTTAAGTTCCCTTCAAAAGTTCCAGCAACAAAAGTTTCTGAACCTACTGTCCATTTGTCATTTGTCTCGTCCCAAAGAAGAGTTTTAGCAGTAGAACCACCTCTAGTGATACTAAGACCTGAATCTTCTGTTGGTGAACCTGAAGTGAAATTACTGTTTAATGCAATAATGTTATCTGCAAGTGAAATTGTTTCTGAATTTACAGTTGTTGTAGTTCCTGAAACTGTTAAGTCACCTGTAATTGCAACGTTGTCGTTTAATGTGACATTACCTGTTCCATTACCACTTAACACTAAGTTAGTGTCTGTTGATTTTGAAGCAATTTGGTCAACTACTATGTTATTACTGAATGATACTGCGTTTCCAGCACTGTTAGTAATGTTTTGTCCGTCTTCAATTTGAAAAGGGCCTTTAACAGCAATTACACCACTTCCAGTTGGGTCTAATTCTAAATCACCCGAACCACTTGGTTGTATTGACATATTTTGGTTGGCATCTGCACTAAAAACAATAGTTCCTGATTCTTCTTCAATAACTTTTTGTCCGTTAACATATAATGACCCTGGCCCGATATACACGTCCTTCCACATCTTGGAAGATGAACCTAAGTCATAAGTGTTATCTGCACTTGGGATTATATTCCCGTCAAAACTTCCACCACCTAAGTAAGATTTAACTCTTGCTTCTGTAAAATAAAGGTTTGTTGACCCCTCTGCAGTTTCGTCTGTTGTTTGAGCATCAACATATGCTTTTGTTGATTCTGAAGAAGGAACACTAGTTGCACTTGCACCTGCGAAAGTATCTGAATCTACGATTGCATTCTGAACTCTTGCGTCTGCTCTTGCATCTGTATAATAAAGGTTTGAACTTCCTTCTGATAATGCATCTGTATCTGCAGCTGCGATTCTTGCGTCTGCTCTTGCATCTGTATAATAAAGGTTTGAACTTCCTTCTGATAATGCATCTGTATCGAATGAAGAAAGACTTACTGTAAAGTCTACAGTTCCGTCACTGTCTTCGTATGCAACTGTAATACCTGCTTCGGTATTACCTGACATCATTCCACCAACAATGTCTTGTATTTCTTCTGTTGTTTTTCCTGTTGAAGAGATTGTGATTGTATCAGCAGCGTCATCATAAGTCACAGTCGTTGAACCTGACCCCTGAATTATTCCACCGATTTTATCTGCGATTGCTTCTTGAACCGCTGCACCTACTCCACCTGCGGCAATATTACCACTGGAGTCGATTACCTCTACACCACCAACGGATAAACCATTTTTGATATTAAAATTCTTTGCTGTCATTAGAATGTTCCTCCATCTAATTGTGGTAATGATAACTCACCATTTGATGAGTTATAGTTTAAATTTGTTTCCCCACTTGCAAGACTTATAGCACCCCTTGCAAGAGAGTTTGAAAAGTATTGATTCACCGAACCTTCTGCAAGATTATCAGTGTCTAGTAATGATAATGCACTAGCTGCTAATTTACCAGCACTAGATATGATTTCAGTAGTTCCTACTGTTAAACCATACTCAATTACGAATGTATTTTGTGTTGCCATTGAGTTGAATCCCCTTCCTTTGATATTTACCTGAATATTTATAAACTCTCTCTCCCTAAAAGAGAGGTATATGGTTAATAAATGAAATTAAATGAAATTAATTTATACAGAGTGGTCAATTCTTTTAAACTTGTAAACTGTAGAGTTAGTCGAGAGACTTGCAACTCTTAATCTCAAGTTTCCACTATTGATATCTACTGTAAATGTTCCAAGTTCACTTGAACCACCTTGCAATACTGTTCCAAATTGTGTTATACTAGCGTTAGTTCCGTCATGAATCACATGACATTCAGTAATTTGATACACTCCACTAGTAGAATCTGATATTGTTATTGAGTATTTTGCACCTCTATACGATGCAATTGCAATACTGTCTAAATTTGTTGCACTTGTTGAAGTTGTCGTAATTGTTCCTGATGATAACGCACCTGAATCTCCGAATGATAAAACACCACTTCCATTTGTTTTTAAAACTTGTCCGTTTGTTCCGTCTGAAGTAGGATAGGTGATAGAAGACCCTGTAAGGGCATTGGTTGCAGTCAAAGTGGTTGCAGTTAAGTCACCCACCTGTAAGTCTGCAAGTGTATAACCTGACCCACCAATATTGACTGTAGTCGTTGGTTCTGATTCTAATCCGTCAAATAATTTCCAAGTTGAATCTGATGCATCTCTAAAAAATCCAGTATATTCTGATACTCCGTCACCCAATCCATCATCATAGTTTCCGTATATACCAATATCAATTATATCAGAAGATATATTTGCATTTGCCAACTCCAACATAGAATCTTCCACTGAAGTTGTAGAAGAATTTACAGTTGTTTGTGTTCCACTGACTGTTAGGTTTCCCGATACAGTGACGTTTCCGTCTACTTGTAAGTCTGCATCAGTTGTTATACCTAAATCTGCACTGAATTTTGAATTAGTTGCCATAAATTACCATTTATATTTGTCTAAATCTATTTATGGTTTTTTTCAAGCTAAAAAAAGGGGAACCGAAGTTCCCCTAAAAAGAATTTTTTATAAAGTTGATGTTAAGCGTCTACCACTGTTCTATCAAATTTGACGATTGTGCTATTAGCACTCGCAGGTGTAATAAGTAATCTAACGTCAGTTCCACTAATATCTGCATCAAAAGTTGCAAGATTAGTATCTTTCAATGTTCCATATGAAGTCATTGTCACTGTAGAACCATCGTGAACTAACATAATTTCGGTTGAATGGAAGTTTGTTCCTTCGTCCATTGCAATAACATACCTTGCAGCTCTATACGATGCATGGGCAAATGTATCGAGTGCAACTTCTGTTGTTGCTGTATATGTTGTTCCACCAGTCTGTTTATTCTTAGACTGTATGGCTTTAGTTGTGACTATTTCATCATTCGCAACATCAAAAGTGATAGCACGGATTAACTCAGCAATTTTAAAAGCATTTGTTTTAGCCATTTCTTATCTCCTTACAATGTTGTTTTCTTTACAGAAACAGTTGTGTTAGTATTAACAGGTGTTATTAGAAGTCTCTGTGAACTTCCTGAAACATCTGCACTTAATGTAAACAACGATGCATTGGTGAATACATCACCGAATTGGACAAAGTATGCGTCCGAACCATCGTTTGTTAAAGTCACCTCTGCATAATGTGAACCAGCACTAGCATGTGTTGCTACAAGTTCATATTTAATACCTTTAACTCCTGTTGAAACACTAGACAACACTTGGTCTGCTGTAGTAGCAGAGAATGTTGTAGAATTTCCTTGAGCAGGAAGTTTGATATATGAACTACTTACTGATGTGTCTGTATTAACTGGTGTGATTAATAATCTCATGTCTGAACCACTGATATCAGTGGACAAACTAAACAAACTTGCATTCGTAAATGTGTCTGCAAATTGAGATATGAATGAATCAGAACCATCGTTAACAAGGACTACTTCTGCAAAGTGATTACCTGCTGAAGCATGAGTTGCAACTAAATTTACTTTAATTGCTTTCGTGCTTGTTGGCACCACTATCAATGACTGGTTCGCTGTAGTTGCTGAGAAACTACTACTTCCTGTGGAAGCAGAAGAAGCTGCAGAACTAGGCGTTCTAACTACCAGTGTATCACCACTTACTGCATTTGCAGATAGAGTAATAACTGATGTGCTTGTCGTTGTATAGTCGGCACCACCATCTACTAATAAAACACCATTTAAGTATACTTGTTCGTCACCAATTGAGTAGGACAATGTTTGTCCGTCATCATCGTTTCCTGAGAAAGCTGTGGTGTTTGAAGAAACAGTAAAAGTAAATAAGTTATCTCCTGCTGACGCTGAGTCTGCAAAAGAAAGTGAACCACTTCCGTCTGTTTGTAATACTTGTCCTGATGTCCCATCACTAGTTGGGAAAGTAATAGCATCATTAATTGTCAAAGAGGCTGGGACTGACCCGACCTCAACAATAGCAGCTGAACCATCATTCTTCTCTGTATAAACCCTACCATGGTAGGTGTTTAACGCGAGTTCTCCTACTACTATATCACTAGTAGTCGGGACTGCGTTCTGAGTAGAACTCTTTTTAAATGTAATTACAGTTGCCATTTGACTCTCCTAAAGTTATTGATTAAACGAATTATTAATTAAAATGTCCCGCCGTCAATAGCTGTAATTGCAACATCACCTGAAGTGAGTGTGAAATTACTTGAGTCGAATGAAGCTATACCTTTACTTGATGTTGTTGCATCATTGATTGCTACATCACCTGAAGTCACTGTGAAATAACTTGCACCAAAAGAAGCAATACCTTTGTTGGCATCTGTTGCGTCTTCTGCAGAAAGTGTAATACTTCCGTCTGCATTTGCTATATCAAGTCCTTCACCAGCAGTAATTGTTCCTAATTGCATGTCTCCATTAGAGCCATTACCAATTAAGACTTGACCTGCTGTTGGAGCAGCTCCGTCTACTGAAGTGATTGAACCACTTAATGCTAATCCACTAGCTGCAATACCACCGAATTTAACGTCACCAGCTGTTCCTGAGAAAGTTGATGAAGAATCAGTTGCGTCTGCAAAGAATGTGAATTTACCATCTGTATCGTCCATACCGAAGAAACCAATTTTAGCTCCACCTGAATTATACTTAAATTTAATACCTCTATCTAAGTTATCATCTGATGAATCGTCACCGATTTCAAATACTGGGTCAGCTACTGAAGTAGTAGTTGAATTTACAGTTGTAGTAGTTCCATTAACTGTTAAGTCTCCTGTCACAACAACGTTTCCACTTGCAGTCATTGTTGATGCAGTGATATCGTCTGATTGTAATTGACCTGAAACAATTAAGTTATTTGTGACTGTTAAGTCGTTTCCAACTGTCACGTCATTAGGTAAACCTACTGTTAAAGTTTGTCCTGAAGCAGAAGTTTCGATTTCGTTAGCTGTTCCAGCAATCGTTAATGATTGTGAATCTAGGTCTACTGACCCTGTTCCTGAACCACCTGCGAAGTCTAAGTCTTCTAAAGTTGCAGTTGCTTGGATTTTGTCCAAGATAGCTGCAGATGTCATTAATGATACGTCATCATCAGAGAATGATTCCCCTGAAGTTTGGACTACCGCACCATCTAACATTGCGAATTCTACAGTTCCAGCACCTATTACAGTGACACCTGCTGAATTCATTGTTATATCACCACTCATTGATACGTTGTCAAATGAATCACTTCCGTCATGAACAAGTATTTGTCCAGTGCTTGGATTTGAGATATCTGTATCAGACGCACCTTCTAGTGAAGATGTTGTTGAGACAAAAGAAAGGTTTCCTGAACCATCTGTTGCCATAACTTGGTTTGCACTACCATCTGCTGAAGGTAATGTAAAGGATACATCAGAAGCTAGTGTATCGGGAGATTTAAGAGCAACAGAGTTTGTTCCGTTGTCTGAATCTTCCATTAACTTTAATGAACCACCTGAAGTAGAACCATTACCAACTTTTAAGTTAGCAGGGGTTGCACTTGAACCAGCCAACATGTCCGTGTAATACTTACCACCGATGGCTTGTATTAATGGAGTTGAGTTGTCTGAGTCTACGGATTCAATAAAAAGTTTTGCACTATTTCCTGAGTTAGCCCTATCTTGCACATACGCTAATTCACCTTCCGATAAGTCTGAGACTGTTGGAGCTGATAAGCCAGTGCTTCTTTTGATTTGAATAACTGTTGCCATTTTTATTTCCTAGTTTTTTAAAAAAATTAAAATTGTTAATATTAATTCTCGTTCACTATCCCGAGAGATACATTATATATAAAACTATCCTCTCACTATGAGGGTCGATACCTCACTGGTTGGTATCCTTGATTGAAGTGTGTCTATCTTTGTGTGTTCTGTATTTTATTTATAACATTGAAACGTCTAACTTAGAACGTTCCACCATCTAAAATTGTTGTAGTAGTCCATTTATCTGTTGTTGCATCATAAGATAAAAGTCCGTCATCTGTTTCACTTGCATCTACATCTGATAATTCGTTGATTGATTTTGCAGATAGATTTACATTTGAAGATGAATTACCGATTGCAACTTGTTTTGCACGGATATTACCTTGTCCTTGGACTTTACCACCAATAGTTGCAACTCTACTTAATGTTCCTTTAATTGTCATATCATTACCTCGTGACGCCTGGTGTGACAATAGCTTGACCTTCTACCACACGAGTAGTCTGTCCACCACCACTTGTCACATTTAAATCATAAACATATCTACCCGATTCCAAAGCAGTTGTTTGAGTATCAGTAAGTGATAAGGTGACTTGACCTGTATTTTCTGCAATAGAAGTAGAAAACGTTGAACTGACACTAGAAGAACCATAGGTCTTTCTGATTTGTGCAGCTGCAGAATAACCACTCATATTTAATGCACCACCACTAGTGTCCGTGACATCTACAGTGATACTGAAATCTGTTCCTTGGTCGATAAATATATTTGCAATAATAGCCATATAACTATTTATACAAAATTATTGTTGAGTGTTTGAAGGGTTTTTAGAGAATCTTGCAGTTGGAACTGTTTGGTGTATTTTCTCTGCAGTATTTTGGTTATTAACATACATTTCCTCTAGTTTTTCGGGTGTTGCTTGAGCACCATCTTTATTCACATATACTGCTTTCACCTTTGCAATAGGGCCGATACTTCTAGTTGTTGTGTATGGTGTCTGATAAATGAAAGGAGACCTATGTTGATAGGAAACCTGATAAGGTGCTTGATATATTGAAGGTTGTTGAACAATATTTTGTGTTGCAACTTGTTTATTTACAGGATTTTGATATGTAAATGGAGACCTATACTGAATTGTAAGTTGTTGTTGTGCATTTGCAATATAAGGACTTGACGCTTGTCCGTCTCCCCTTGCTTGAATCGTTGTTTGTTGATTTGCAATAACAGGGTCGTTTACCTGTTGTTGATTCTGAAACGTAAATGGTTGCTGGAATGCACCTATAGGTGTTGTAAATGCAGCCACTGGTTGTTGAGATGCAGCTATAGGACTCTGATATGCAGCTATAGGACTTCGATATGCATCTGTTGGTTGTCTATATGCAGCTATAGGACTCTGATATGTAAACGCTGCTACTGCAACTGGTTGTCTACTTGCAGCTTGTGGTTGTCTTGCTGGGTTTGGTTGTTGCAATAATTGTTGAGCATTGGCTGGATTTTGTGAGACCAATGTAATCATTGGAGACTGATATGAACCATTTTGATATGTCGTAGGTAATTGATACGGGTAGTCTTCACCATTATATGGATTAAAATAAAAATTGGTGGTCTGTCTGTTTGCTGGATAAGCTGAAACAGGTTGTTGCGCAGACACATATGCACCTTGAACACTAGTTGCAACTGGAGTTCTTTGTTCTTGAGGATTCGCAAACTGCATGTTTCCTGCTACCTCGCCAGGAATTCCTGTAGGAGGTCTAGGGAATTCTTTAGGTTCAATGTTTGCTTGAAATACCTGATAATAATAAATTGCAGGCTGTCTATTATTAGCAAAGTTAACCGATTGGGCATTAATAATAATAGGGGCGACATTTTGATATGTAAATGGACTTCGATAAGAACTTCGGGATATAAATGGTGACTGGTCTGCAGCTATAGGACTCTGATATGTAAATGCAGCTACTGGAACTGGTTGTCTACTTGCACCAATAGGTGTTTGAACAGCAGCTACTGGTTGTTGAACTGCAGCTACTGGTTGTCTAGAGGCATCTGTAGGACTTCGATATGCAGCTGTTGGTTGTTGAAATGAATCTACAGGTTGTCTCCCTTGGTCGATAAACGGACTACTTCTTTGATTTTGATGATTATATATCGCAGGCTGTTGATATGTAAACGGACTTTGAAATGGATTCTGTTGTTGGTTCTGATAAGTGAACGGACTAGGTTGTCGTGCATCTTGCACCAATAACTGACCATTAACTGGATTTCTGTATGTAGTAGGAGTCTGACTCGGACTTCTATATGTTGTCTGAGCATTTACTGATATCTGTCTAACTGCTTGCTTTACTTCATTACTTTGAGCATTAGCAGGCACTTGACCTTGATATGGTTGTTGTAAGGTTGTTCCTATATTAATGTATATTTCGTCTGACATTTCATCTCATTATATAACAAACCACAAGTGTCCCACTGAGGTTCCACTTGCAGTTGAAGGTGCTGAATTAACTATTTCGTAATCTAATTCTATACTATCACTATTTATCTCAATTCCATTAGAGGTATTTGCACCGAACTCACCAGTTGTTGAGTTGTAATTAAGTCCAGCACCACCTTGAAGGGCACCTCTTGCATCTGAATCTGAATATGTTGCACCAGCAGTAAAGGTAAGTGTTCCCAATCCATCATCATATGCAACTGATATATTACTATGTGTTGCACTTGTAATCATTGATGCAGCTGCATCTTGAATTCTTTCTGTAGTTGAAAACAGATTTGTTGTTCCTTCAGTAATATCGTCTGAATCACCACTTAATGATGACATATCTTGGTTAGTTGCTGGTTCCCAATATCCATTTGCATTATCCCATACTAAAATTTGACCATTTGTTGGGGTTGTGGTATAATTAATGTCTGATAAACCACTTGCAGAATGTGTAGATATACTTGAAACTGTTCCTGAACTACCTGAAGTTCCCGAAACATTTCCAGTCACATTTCCAGTGACATTTCCAGTTAGATTCCCAACAAAATTCTTACCATTTGCAAGTGTAATATCTTCTTGTGAATATACACCAGTTCCATTAGAATCAAATTCTATTTTTGCACTTGTTGATAAAGAAGTAGTTCTTCCAGTTGAAGAACCATTTAGGATAACACCATTTGCATTTTTATTGTAAATTGTGTTTATTGCTGTTTCAGTGAACTGACCAGCTTCTCCACCACCAGCACCAATAGAACTACCAATATATGAACCAGTGTATGCAAAAATTGATACAACATCACCAACACTTGCACCTGTGTTAAGTGTAATCTCTGTATGTTTGTTTCCGTCTACACCACCGATTGAATAGTCTGTTCCTAATATTAAAAGGTTTGTATTTTTGAATACTTGAATTCTTCCACTTCTAAAAACAAGTGAGTTATTGTCTGAATCATTACCCGTAAATACTGTTTGATTTGCTGTTGCAACGTATTGGAATTCTTGAAAAAAGAATGACTTATCTTCAAGGCTGTTAAGTGCATCAACCACATTTGTAGTTGATTCAGTTCTTAAACCCGATAACTCACCAACATCAACTGCAAGTTCATTATACTTCGTCCTAAAGTTTTCAATAGTGCTAAATTGGTCTACTGTTTTTGCCATTCTATCTCTCTATAAGTTTGGTTAATAAGGATTTAATTTCGTCCATATCACCTTTTAATGTATTTATCTCTTCACGAGTTGTTTTCATAAGTTCTCTACGTTTCATTGTTAATTTAAAGTTTTCTATATCTGTATTAACAATTCCGTGTGAACTATCGTCTCTTACTAAATGTGAGTGACCTTCAACTTTTATATATTCAATATCTTTCATTATGCAAGTGCCATACACCTAAGTGCAGTCACTAATGGGACTACGGAAGTGTTTGTTCCTTGACCCACAATTTTCACTGCAAAGGCACTGAATTCGGGTAAGTCGTTTGCAGTAAATTCGTATTCTTTAAAGTTTCTACCATCGTTCTCAACAGAAGTATCGGGAACACCACTAGTATTGAAATATTCAAATCCAATATCGTCTAATGGTATGTCTTCGTCATTTTTAATTATCTTATACATGACTTTTAAATCTGTAGTAGGTGGTCTAAAGAAATCTGCAATTACTTTAATACTTGTAGCAGGTGTTTTAAGGTTCACTTTACGTGTCACATATACCATTGCATTAGAATCCCCTTCGGGTTCATTAGAATCAATGTATGTGGTTCCTGTAGGGACATCTGAACTACTGTCAATGTCATTTAATCTGTTTGCAATACCAATACAACCAACTGTTCCCACATCAATTACTGGTGAAATATTTTGGTTAAATGATGCAAGTTGTAGTTGACACTGAAATGATTTTGAAGAAGACATTTCACTTGTTTCATTTATCGAACTTGCAACCACACTTGGTGAACCAAAGAATGCATTATCATTCAATGTTATAAAATTACTTGTTGTGTTTCTTATATATGAAGTTCCGTTTACATATCCTTCGGGTGAACTCATTGGAGTTGTTAAAACACTTGCAAGAATCTGAGTGTTTTTAACTGCAGTAGAAGGAATCATTGTGTGAATTGCATCAAAGTAATAGTTTCTTGTTGACACTGCAACACTTCCACCACCAACTGTATCTACTAATGCAGTATATCCTGATTTTAAATCGTATGCAGATATATCGGGTATTACTGTATATGAATCAATCCCTCTATTTGCAATTTGTGTGAATGTTGCATTCAATGACCCAACTGGAATACCACCAATTGTCTCTCCAACTGTTCCAACTTCTACTGATATATTTGTTCCTTGTCCATCAAAACTTGATATAACAAGGGTCTCTGTTGAAAGATATCCACCGCCTGGATTGCTAATCAACACACTAGACACTGCACCACTTGAAACTACTATGTCAAATGTTGCATCAACCCCTGAAAGTGAACCTGAACTAATCGATTTATTGAGATATGTTCCGTCTGTTGGAGTCTGATTGACTGTATTACTACCTAAAGTTAAAACACTTCCAGTCTTATCACCAGTTAAACCTGACATTACAACATTATCTTTATTACTTACTGAATCATACATTCCATGTAAGTAGTTATATACTTTAACATAATTTTGTCCACTATATGTTTCTATTGGATTTGTTTGTAATTTTGATGAAGGTAATGCATCGTTTTCAAATTTTAAGTTTGATATTTTTGAAGTATCAAATTTACAAGTTTTGATTTTAATTTTCATATCATCAGTTTGTTCTGCAGTCCATGTAGAAGCATTTTGTGATAAGAATAGTGAACCAGCGTATGGTTGACCTGCGATTGTTTGTCCTGATGCAAGGTCTTTCTCACCCATTCTTGAAATGAACATATTGTATTCATTTGAATTTGAATATACAACTAATGCATACTCTACGTTTTCTTCTACGTATACTGGTGAATC